CGCAATGTTGACGATGCTAAGTCAACAGTTGAGCCTGACTCATTTTGGATACGGAATTTAACGGTATTGGCTGCACTGACATAGCCAGTAACAGTCAAACCAACCAAATCCACGCCCAACGATGCGCCGATGACCATATCACCCAAGACAACGCCTGGGACAGTTACGTCATCAGTTTCGCCAGCGCCATCAACAAGCGAGCCAGCGTCAAGTGTGGCTGTCACCATCCACGTATCAGAAAACAGGCCACGAAATTGATCGTTACCTGCACGTACAGTTACTGCCGATGCTGTTGCCATAGTATTTCTCCTAATTAGGTTAAAAACCCCCACCCGAAGGTGGGGAGTTTAATTAGGCAGGTACGGCCAAGGCAAATGCCGAGGACGATAAAGCTCCACCAACAGTGGCCGCAGTACGCATTGCTTTAACGCCATACAGAGTGTCAGCAGTAAACAAGGTACCCAAATACTCTTGTTTGTACTGAGTCTGTGAGCGAACCGCAACTTGCTCAACCAGAACCATTGCATCCTTGTGACCCATCAAGCAAATACGGTCGGTGCCTGAAGTGCCAGCACCAGTATCAGCATTGGACGAAACAAACACAGGGATACCGTACAGATTGCCGATTTCGCCATTGCGGATTGCATTGCCATCACCGACGAATGCTTGCTCAGTGTAGCGAGCCAGACCCATCAATGTGTTGCGGCTTGAAGGAGGGATCAGGAAGAAACGGCCATCCATTGGGGTGTCATTGTCGTCCAACCTTTGGATTGTGCGACGGATAGCTGCATCAGTCAGAGCGGCTGCATTCGACGATGTTGAGTTGTATGCAGTTGTACCGTTTGAGCCGATAAAGGCTTTAGTGGTGGTGTTGCTAGTTGCATAGTCATCGGTGCCAACGGTTGCGCCGTTAAATGCACGACCCAATTGAACCAAGTTGGTATCTACTTGACGCGCCAAAGCATAACCAGCATCAGCAGTATAGAACTGACGCATTGAGTTCAGAGCTTGAATTTCAGCGATGTCCTCGATCAAACGGCTGTACTCATAGTGCTTGTCGATAGTCACTTGCACTTCAGTGTTGCTAGCAGCAATCAATGTCACTGCATCGGTTGCTACTTTTAACGATGCCGAACCGCGGGTCGGTGCTGGGATGTGGATCACATCGCCTTTTTTGCCACGGAAGTTCATCTTCATGACCAGATTGGCCAGAACAAGATTCTTCTTGTAGGACGCAACAATTTCATCACTCCAAATTTCTGGGACGAAGGTACCGGCGCTCGATACAGTTACGCTATTGGTTGGGGAAAATGCTGTATTTGCCATTTTATTACTCCTAGATCAAAAGTTTTATTTAACCCTGCCCTCTTGATACGCCGCCATAATCTCATCAGACAATGCGTCATATCGGGCTGGATCATTCATTTTTAGCCGAATTAGGTCAGCACGTCGGTAAACTCTCTTTGAACTCTCACCTGTTCCACCCGCATCGACTTGTACAGATTTCATCGTTTTCTGGCGATCCGTTGATGCTTGTTGGGTCGCTTGCTTCGTCTGAATACCACGCAACTCTTTATAGGTGGACAGCAATTCGTTAGCCGAATCAAAATCAAACTCTGCATCAGCGCGCTTGAATAAATCCAAGCGGATATTTGACGATTTAACCCAATTCACAAACCCATCATCGCGAACGACTTGCTCGAAATCAGGGTGTGCTTGAGCTAACTTTTGCTGAGTCTGTAGCGCTCTTAACTCCATTGCAGCCTTACGAGCTTCAATGATGTCAGGGTGCCTATCAATCGTATTACGAACTGCCTTTTGTGGGTCTTCATAGAAGTCCACTTCCGGCTCTTCCTCTGCAATAGGTTGCTGTCTGGAATTGAGGTTTTGCTTAATCAGTTCATCAGCCAGTTTCCGCACTTCGCCGACTTCTTGCGCTTGGCGTCCAATGACTTTTTCCGCTTCTTGGTGCATCTTCATAACGTCTTCAAGAGACTTATTCCGATACCTTTCAGGAAGGTCTGGTTTGTCATTACCAATCGTAGAATCTAGCTTGGCTTCCTCTGTCTCTAACTCAGAAGGCAACTCATTTTCTGGATCAACTAACATATTAGGTTTCCTTTTCCTGCCATCTTTTGGTTCCCAGGATAATAATAAACAGGCCAGAATCTGGTTATCTGTTCGCTTTTTGCTCCGCAGCGAGTTTTTCTCGATGCCTACGATCAAATTGGGCTGCGGCGGTCGGGAATGATCCTGACCAGCCCTCCAATAAAAACGCTGGAGCGGATATTACGCGGTGGGCGTTACCACCGCACTCGCATTGAACTTGAACCAGCTCATAACTAGTCAACTTTTCAATACGATGCCCATTTTCACAGGCAAATTCATACATTCGGCGCATTTAAATCCTCATAAGCATCTGAGCTGACTTGTCGCAAGTTTTTCAGCCATAGCAAGATAGAAAGCTCGCCCTTCTTGAATTGTAAACTTTTTTCGTCTTCAACAGCAGAAAGATTATTTAACGCATTTACCATTTCGTCAATATCTTCTACTAGATCGTTCCACCCTTTGGTGGCCATCATTGAGAATCTATCTTCGTAATACTTTTGCAACTCAGGCGTCATTTAAAACCCATGAAGTTGTGGTTTCGTCCCACGAATATATGCCGCCATCGGTAGGCATTGCTACTGGTGGTTGCCAAGTAAAATTTGCATCTAATGTCCAGCTTGGATACGGTTGTGGTGGGACAAAAGCATCAATGTCTGCTCGATATGTGTAGCCAATACCAGCATAATTTCCGCGATAAGGAGTGCCGCCATTGCTATGAACATTACCTACTGTGTTGTAGCTAGTACGCTTACATACCTGACCACGAACATCGCTATACTGTTGTTCCCAGTTATCAATGCCATCTTCTCCCTCGTTTTTACCGGGTATGACTTCAGTAACTATATTATTGCTATCTAAAAATGCGTAATGTGCCATATCAATCACCATTGAATAGAACCTGTACCGCCGGTAAATTTATAAATTGTATTACCGCCAGACGTTGTTTTTGTGTATACCAATGTGCCACCAATAGATGATAAATCAGCATTGGTAGATGGATAACTAATAATTACAACACCAGAAGAACCATTTCCGCCATTGCCAAGAGTGTAAGCCCCGCCGCCGCCGCCTGAACCAGTATTAGCCGTAGTGGCAGCAGACCCTGCACCGCTACTGACCCCCCCCGCACCGCCAATACTTGAGCCGCCAGTACCCGGAGTTCCAGAATCAATGCCCCCGCCGCCGCCGCCTCCGTACACCGTTGAAGAACCACTTATGCTTGAGGTTTGACCTGCCCCTCCGTTGCCAGCGCTCCCGCCTGACGAAGTTCCGCCAGCAGCAGTAACGCCGCCGCCTGCCCCGCCTCCGTAACTTGGAGAGCCATTACCGGCAGAGCCATTAGTCCCTTGACCAGATGTGCCTGTACCAAAAGTAGTTGCAGCACCACCCCCCGCACCGCCCCCGCCTGACCCGCCATTACCACCAGCGGTTGAGCCATTACCTCCAAATCCACCCCCATTAGAAGTGATAGATGAAAATACAGAATCACTTCCAACAGTTCCAACAGAAATCACTCCACCAGCACCAGCAGCACCAACAGTTACAGTATAAGGAGTGGAGCCAGCAACACTTAATGTTGATTCTCTATACCCGCCTGCGCCACCACCACCGCCAGACGTTCCCGGTGCTGTATTGCCTGAACCGCCGCCGCCCCCGCCAGCAAGGACAAGATAATTGACGCTAGATGGGGCAGCAGCAGCAGCCCCACCACGCGCAGCTAATAAATTAAGAACCCCTGACATTAGGTCAACCCCGATCCTGAAATGATCCACGTTGTAGAAGTCATCTTTATTGCCGTTGCCATTCCGTACTGCGCTAATGTTCGGCTACCTGTTGTGCCTGTTCCTGCTAAATACATCGTGTCGCTTGTAATTGCAACCGTCACCGCTTGGCTAGTCATATTGATAAACGTCAATACAGTACCTAATGGGTAAGCAACCGAAGCATTAGCAGGAATGGTAAATGTTCTAGCATTAGCATCCGTCGATGGGTGCAATATTGCTTTGCCCGAATCTGCTAAGACAGCCGTATAAGCTGCGGATTGGCTGTTTACCGGTACATTTCTAAAACCAACAGCATCAGTACCATCAGCAGTACAGTTAGTTAGTGTGCCGGAACTTGGTGTACCTAATGCACCACTCGGTGCAACGAAATCTGTACCAGCCGTAGCGGCAGACGCCACACCCGATGTAGCCTTAACCAAACCAGTTAGCGACGCACGTTTGATTAGCTTACCGGTTGTGCTATTAAAAAGCGCTAACTCAGAATCGACCGACGATGCTGGGCCAACTACGTCGCCAGAGCCGCCAGATGCAAAGGATAAAACTCCCGCACCATCCGTAACCAATGTTTGACCGGCAGTGCCATCAGCAATAGGAAGCGCAAGCGTCAGGTTGCTGTTAGTGTTTCCAGATTGCAGAGTGGTAGTTCCTGTTCCACTTGCATTTCCTTGAATTTTTAAATTACTCATGTTGATTCCTTAATTAAGAACTAACCATTTTTGACCAGTGCCCACCGTTACCGCTATCCCAGTATTTACAGTAACAGGGCCAACTGATAGGCCATTTTTGGCCGAAAATATAGTGTAATTAGTTGATATTACCTGTTCATTTTCTAGTATTGTGGCGGACCCACCGCCACCGCCTGATGCCGCAATTGTAATAGCTCCGGCAGAATTTGTGATCGATATATTCGACCCAGCCGTTAGCGTTGCTTTGGTTAACGTGTTGCCGGTTGAGTTACCAATTAACAGTTGGCCATCGGTAAATGTGGTTTGACCTGTACCGCCATTAACCACTGGCAAAGTACCTGTCACACCGGTAGATAAAGGCAAACCGGTCGCATTAGTTAATGTACCGCTGCTTGGTGTACCTAAAGCGCCGCCTGGCGCAACATAATCAGTGCCAGCCGTTGCAGCACTTGCTACACCAGACGTTGCTTTAACAAGGCCGGTTAGCGTTGCACGTTTAATTAGTTTGCCAGTAGTGCTATTAAACAGTACAAGCTCAGAATCAACTGAAGAAGCTGGGCCAACCACATCACCTGAACCAGCGGGTGTACCCCACGATGCAGTCGATCCGTCAGTCGTTAGAAACTTACCGCTGTTGCCTGTCTGGTCTGGCAAACTTGTGCCACTACCACCACCTGATGCGCCTTGATTGATGATGACTTTTAGACGATCGGTAATGTCTGGCGGTAGTATTTCACCCGCATTGATCTCACGGCCATTAGATAATGTGATGACTAGGCTGTTGTCGAAGTCTAAACGTATATCAGCAATCGATATACCGTCAGCACCGTCCAAACCATTAATACCATCCACACCATCGCGGCCATCGCGGCCAGCTAGACCGTCTTTTCCATTCTTACCGTCACGACCGTTAACCCCATCACGGCCATCGATACCATCGCGACCGTCTTGAATGCTGGCAATGCGCGACTCAAGCATCGAATAAACGCTGTCGTACTTGCCTTCTAAGTCGCCCTTCATCTTCTGAAGTGCTTGAATGACCGCTTGAGCGTTCTCGGCTGCTTTTTTCTTCTGCATTGCCCGAGCTTCGGACACCGTATTGTTTACAGAGTCAAAAAGGCTGTCGGGAACCTGATCCACATTAAATAGTTTGTCAATATCCATTATTGCATTCCCTTTTGCAGTTCATCAAGGAAGTCATTTTCAGCATCGACAACATTATCCTTGGCTTTTGACATTTGCAGTTCGACAATCTTTGACTTGTTCTTAATATCCGCTTCTTTGAGCATCAATTCAGCGACCTTGACGCGCTTGTCAAACTCTTTAGACGCCATATCGGCCTGATTAGGCAGGTTAGCTGTCAATCCTTGCTGAATCTTGGCTTGTACTTCCAGGGGTTTTAGCTTGGTGTCGATCATTATCTTGGTTGCTTCAGCACGATTCTGCTCGGCTTGGGTCGTATTAACTGCAATCTGAGCTTGAGCTGCTTGCAAGGCCAACTGTTCTTGAACCAGTTGCTTCTCTTGTGCCGCTGGATCAACTTGACCCATTGAATCCAAGCGAGCCATCAGTTCAGCACGGTTAGAAAGCGAGCTATTTGCGACAATTCCCTTAAGAATGATAGGCAAAACAGGTGTATCAGGGCCAAGGGTCTGCAACAAACTGATAAATTGAGCCTGTTCGTACTCACGCGCAATAATACCCAACGTAGCTGTCGGAATGAAGACCATATCGACCGATGGATAGCGCTCTGGATCGAACTGCATAAAGCGGTACGCTGCTTTATTGATGAACGGAATCAAAAAGTCTTCTTGGAAGTTCACCAGTATGCGCTTGTACTTCTTGATGATCGAGGCCACCGCCATCGACATGCCTGTACCCGCCGCATCGCGGCCAACAGCAGACACCATGCCGTTAGAATCTAACGTGCCGGTCGCTTGCAAGAGCATTTGCTGGAATTTCTCGGCTGTCGTTATGCTTGAGCCGTCTGTTTGGCCAAACTTGAACGGATATAAAATCTCGTTCGGGTTGCCGTTGGTGTAAATAGCCTTGCCTGGCATAATTGTCAACTTAGCACCCCTTGGCAATCGCGTAGCATCCACGGCCATCATCGGTGAGGCGGTTAATGCTAATGAGTCCAAGTGAGTGCGCACTTGCGCATCAATGGACTTCTGCATGTTGTACGCTTTTTCGATCGTCCCACGGCCTGGCAATCTATTAGGAACCGTATCAGCCTGATAAGTCAGTACAGGACGATCCTTCATCATGTACGGACTTTCTTCAGCCTTCAATAATAGGCCGTCGTTAGCGATAACAATGATCGCCTCGACCATATCTTGATAGTCTTCAGCCGCTGAATCGTCAGGGAACAGCTCGACGATATCTTCGTTTTCAACTTTTTGCAGGTACTCTCTTGGCACCAGACCGTAGTACGTCAAAAGCAGTACCTTCTCATCTTGGTACTGGCTAATCTCTTGGGTTGGCTCTAAGTCGGTGTCTTCGTAGGTTGGGGTGATGTTGACCTTGCGGTATATACCACGCTCGATACCGCGCACCACCTTGTGAATCGATACGTATTTCTCAATGGCCACACCCATGCAATCCTCAACGGTTGTACCGTTTGGATCCCATAGGAAATTCTTAGGATTGATCGGCATCGGCTTAACCGATACGCGCATCTTTTCAACGGTTCCGATGGCGGCTTGTGATTCGCCAGGCATTGGCATGGTTGCTGGAACTAATTCCTTTTCCATCGATGTGACAATCTCAGCAATGCCAGTTCCATAAATCTCAGCCAACAACACCACTTGGTCAACGTGTTTTCGCAACTTGTCACGCTTGAAGTCCTCCATCATCTGGAGTTTTAGCGCCTCAACATCCATTGGATTGCCATCGACATCGCGCAAATCGTCTTTGATGTCAAAGAATTCGCCCGAACCAAAGATCGCCTCGATAATCTCAGCGTGTCGGGTTTCAACGGCTTGTTGGGTGGCGGGGGTGACGATGCGTGAGCGCTCGGATTCTCTTGTCTTGTCTTCCGACGCCCATTGGCCACGGAAGATGCGCTCATACTCTTCCCAATCGGGTAGGAAGTTAATATCGCGATACGTTCTCCACCGATCGCAATGCTCCACCACGAAACTGACTAGCTCTTTGTCATTCTCTGTGGGTTGATCGAATTCGTTTTGATCCATTTATACACCCGAAATAATGTCCACCGGTTCCCAATCGTCAGAATCATCCTCTTGCATATAGGATGTCACGGCCAATTGGTCTATATAGGACAAGGCGTCAGGTAGATCGTCGTGTACCCCCTGCGCCGGAAACATCAACAGTTGGTCGAGAAATACGTCGAAATCCTCGTCTGAATTAAGCACAATCCGACCATGCTCAAAACGCCCTTGGAGGCTCCAGATAATCCGGTCAGCCTTTTTCCGGTTGCCGTGCGTTAGGTCAACTATGTGCGAATATACATTATTTTTTCGCATTAAGTCACTTAAATATGGCAAAACGGCATTTTTTAATGCTCCACGCTCAATTCCGATCGACAGCGGACGGTAATCCCGCATGGCCATCAGTATCTTGGCCGCCGTCTCACGGATATCCCAGCGGCCATGCTCAATCTTCTTAATCCACCATTTACCATCGTCGGTGACTTTAACAATCGCTATGGCTGTCTCATCTAACCGCTTTTTGGAATTAGCCGCTTGCTTGGCCACTTCTTCAAAACCCGCCAAGTCAACCGCAATAAAGTAACTACCG